CCTCAGCGATCCTCGACTCATCACCGCGCACGATTCAGGTGCCGGTCTTGCTAGGCGACACCGCAGCAGTCTGGGCTGGCAAGGTTCGCACCGCTCTTATCCAGAACGGTGACATCTCAAGCCACTACAACGTCGGCGGATCTGGCACGTCGATCTCACTCACAGCACGCAAGGCAGAGGCGAACGACTCAACCCTGAACATCGCAATCTCGAACGGATCACCCAACCCCGGGATCACGGCCGACGCTACCAGCGACAACACGACCGCAGGCGTAGCTCCGACCTATTACAGCAGCCAGACGATATACGAGGCATTTCCATCTATCTCCGCGACGCAGATCGGCGTCACTGTCAACCTATCAGTCGGCGTCACAGGACGCATCACAGCTTAACTTATGGCCAATCGAAAAGTCACGATCAACATCAATACGACCGCCAACACGACGGGCGCACAGCAGGCAACTGCTGCGATGACTAACCTGACGAATGCCACCAATAGCGCGAACACCGCCACGACGAATGTCGGTAAGGGAGCATCTAAAGCGGGTCAACTTGTCGGTCAGGCTGGCTATCAGATTCAAGACTTTGCAGTCCAAGTCGGTGCAGGTACTTCTGCTCTCACAGCGTTCTCACAACAGGCGCCGCAGCTCCTCGGAGTATTCGGACCGGCAGGAGCCATCGCTGGAGCAGTTGTCGCGATCGGTGCGATCGCCACCAAGGTTTTTTTGGGAATGCAGGGAGATGCAATGAGCGCAGCCGATAAGACTAAACTCCTTGCAGATGGATTAAAGGAAGCAGGAGAGGCAGCAGCCAAAGCAGTTGATCGGAAATATGACTTCGGAAAAAAGAAGATTGAAGACGCAGCGACAGAAGCTCAAAGATTTGCACAGCAGTTAAACAATACTGCGGAGAATCAACTGAAACTCAATAAGTCAGTCAGTGACTCATACAACGCTCTCTATGATGCGGAGAAGATACTCATGGAAATGCGCGGAGAATCGACCGACGCATTCAAGAGCCAATCTGAGCAAGCTGCCGAAGATGCAAGGCGCAGGCAAGAGGAGGTAAATCAGGCGATTGCAGCAGAGCAACTCAAAATCAAACTTGCTGAGGATGCTGTTTTGATTGCATCTGAAACAGTAGATAAGAGTCAGGAGCAAAAGCAAAACTCATTTAATGAACTAGGAGCCACTTTAAAACTCCTAAGAGCCACCGAAGCTCGACTTGAAGCGACAAGGAAGCTGGCCTCACAAACTAATTTATTGAACAGGATAGGAAATTTCATAAGTCCCTATCAAATCGGAGAAGGTGGGCTTACTGCTCGCAAGAGTCCCGAGTCGATTCAAAGATCTGAGGCAGCTCAATCAACTCTTGATTCAGGAAGAATTGATGCGGAACTCGAATCTTTACGCAGCAAAATCAGTCAACTCAAAGACAACATGTCAAAAAGCACCGCAGCTATTGACGCATCATGGGGTGAGTTAAGCACGGTCGAAGAGAATCTGCGGATGACCAGAGAGAATGTTCAGGCGGCAGTCACAACTATCACTCAGGCAGCATCTACTGAAGAAATCGGAGCAGCAGCAGCCCAGATCGAAGAGCGCAGCAAGTTAATTGCAAGCGAGACTAAACGCATCACAGATGATCTAGCTGCATCAACACCGAAGGAGCAGGAGGCACTTAATACCATCAAGAAGAATCTTGAAGATGGCAAAGTGACAATGAACGAGATCAGTTCAAACTCTGGAGCGCTTGCGCAACTCGGACCACTTATTCGCACAGCGATTACTGATAACAGCCAGAAGGTCACTCAGCTCACGACGATCATGCAGGAGTTCAAAGCTCAAAATGCTTCCTTGCAGAATCAGATAAACGCGTTAAAAGGTAGAACGCCCGGAGCTACCTCGGCAAGATAATCATGCAGACCAACTGGACAATCGAAGGAGAAACTGGTCAAGGATGGGACGAGACAGCTCGCTCTCTTGAGTATCGCAAAATCACTGCTGCGAACGTCAACTTCCGCAGCCTCGAAGCCGACGAGTTGAACATCTCAATCGTCGTCGAGGATGCCTCTTCTCAGGTCTTTACCGCCACGCCGACAGTCACACCCGACTCATCAATCAGAACAGGCTCCACGGTCAACGTCGTCGTTGCATGCGCAACTGCTGGTGCGACTATCAGATACACGACCGACGGCAGCAACCCGACCGGATCCAGTCCGACGGTCGCCAACGGTGGCACGCTCACGATCGCCAACCCATCGACGCTCAAAGTTAGAGCGACCGCACCGGGCATCCTGACTAGCGACACGAAAGTCGCACAATACGTCTTGCAGAAAGTCGTCGCCACAGGAGGAGATATAACCGACTCAGGCAACTACCGCACGCACATCTTCAGAACAAGCGGATCGTTTGTCGTCACAAATGGCGGCACGGTCGAGTATCTCGTCGTCGGTGGCGGTGGATCAGGCGGTGCGAACTCCTCGAACCGATCAGGCGGTGGTGGCGGTGCAGGTGGCTATCTGACCGGCTCGACAACGCTCTCGGCTGGAACTTACGCAATCACAGTCGGAGCCGGTGGCATGGCACAGTTGACGCAAACAGCAGCATCTGACGGCGGAGCCTCATCAATCGGCTCGACAGTCGTGACCACAGGAGGAGGAGCCGGTGCGAGCGTCTCAGGCACAACCGCAGTCGCAGGCCGCAATGGTGGATCTGGTGGCGGTGGCACTTCTGGAGGTGCAGGAGGAACGCGAGTTGTCGGTCAAGGCAACATCGGTGGATCCAGCTCATCAACAAACTTCGGCACAGGAGGAGGAGCTGGAGCCGCCGGAACAAATCGTTCATCAGCTATCGCCGATGGCGGTGCTGGTCTCTCCAACTCGATCACAGGGACAGCAACGACCTACGCGGTCGGTGGGGGTGGTTCACTGACACCCGACGTCTCAGTCGTGCCTAATACTGGCAGAGGAGGAGCGGGTTTATTTAAATCAAAAGATCTTGGTATCGGTGCAAACGGATCATCCGGGATAGTGGTTATCAAATACGAAGTTGCACAGCCACCGAATCCATCGAACATCCCTTCTCCAGATTCAAGCCTTCCATCACTCAGGCAGGAGATGGCACTTTATCGAGATGGCGTTCGTTTCTTCCACGGCAACGTCACAAACGTCCGCAGCTTTATTCGAGGCGACTCGCAGGAGCATCAGGTCACGGTCTCAGGGCCGTGGTGGTTTCTTGAGAAGGTTCCATTCACTTCACAGATCGAAGATGGCACCGGCATATCAGCCGAACGAATCTCGTTCGTCTTCGGCAGCGCATCACTTGGTCAAGATCTCAAGACGAGCATCGAGTCAGTCATCAATCGGTCTAATGCTCTCGGATGTCCGATCGCAAACATCGCTGGAGGATCGACAGTCACCGCGATGCAAGAATACCCACGCATCACGCTCAATCAATCAACCTGCGGGCAGGCACTTGCCGAACTCATCCGACTCGTTCCAGATGCGATGGTCTTTTTTGACTATTCGGTAAAACCAGCTGCGATGCGAGTCGTCCGCCGTCCGACCTGCACCACGACTACATTCAACGAAGACACAGCACCGATCACCTCGATCGACATCAACCCAGTCATCGAGCTTGAAGTCAGCCAAGTCACGCTTCCGGCAGTCACTCGCAACGTAACAGGAAGAACGGTCTTCAATAATCAGACATCAGGAACAGCTCCGACAGGTAAGGACATCACCAAGCGTCAGGTCATCACGATAGCAGGACCAGAGCTTGACACCTTCCTTCCCAACGACCTTTTCGAGACGCAGACGATCGTGAAAAGCACGAACATCTTGACCCTTGCTCACGATTCAGACAGCGCTTGCGTGGCTGCGGCACTTGCAGCAGGAATAACTAGAATCCCAATTAGTGTTGGTCCCAGTTCTTACGTCTTGTGGAGTTCGTCTGATGATTGGCCTACCAATGATTACTCATGGCCTACTGCAAATATCAGATGGCCAGCTCCAAAAATAACCGACAAGAGCGGAAAAGAGTTGATCGGTTACAGCATCCTCACATCTGGACAACCTGCCGACTGGACAGAAATCCCTTATGTCGAATGCACAGTCAGCGGCACCATGAGTCTTTTCGATTCTTACTATGACCTGAACGATAAATATATCGGAGAGGCAAAATATCTCGCTCCGGCTGGTTTAACGCTTTATGCAACCGGATACAGCAGTCCTACCTATGGAACCTATGGAGGAGTCTATTTCAAAACATTTAGCTTCTCAGGATTCGCAACTCCAGATTCAGCGGGATCAAGCACACTTTACAAAGCAGCCGACTATTCATTCATCAACCCACCGGCAGGACTCGCTGACTTCCTACGACTGACGCAGAACTGGCTACCCTACGCAGGCGAGATCGTTCTGGAACAGGAGGATGTCGGTGCAACGCGCTACGTCGGAACCAAGGTCAATATCACAAACTCTCTGGCAGCTTTCTCAACCATGGGCGCACTCGTCTCAGGCGAGACGATCGAGATCGAGAGCGGCAGGACTACGATCCAACTAGGAGCGCCACCGCGCAACGATTACCGCACTCTCGTCGATAAGATCCGCAAGACCTCACAAGATAACATCAGCTACATATGAGCCAATTTACAACCACTCGTTCAAACATCGGAGACATGAGCATCGAGGCAGGAGTTGTCATTGATCTGACCGCTGCCACAACTAGCATCTTCAACACTGCACGGACAAACGGAGGACAAGCCGTTCCGATGCAACCTCTAATCACTGGCAATTTTCCATCAAACAGAGCGCAGCCTCGCTTCGCCGGTGGATCAAGTCGAAACATGCTCATCGAGACAGCAACCAACGACGACATCCCTAGCGGATGGTTTAAGCAGATTAAAAAATATGAATGGGCATGCGAAGATCCTCGGTTCAATGTATTAGTCAACTCAAACGGAAGTTTGGAATGGTCGGATGATACCGATGTCATCATGACAGCTCCGGCTGGATCCATCCCTCTGGATGAGAGGATAATTTGCACAGCAATAGTCACAGATGGAGGACCGGGAAATAGCGAATATATCGTTGATCTTGGCAGTGCAACCGGTCTCGTCACATTGACTTTTGACGCTTACACAGTGCCAGACATCTTTACAGTCGAGTATAACGGCACAGAGGTCATCAATACCGGCTATCGAGGAGTCAGCGGAACTTACGACGGCGTGGCAGTCGTGGTTGCTGGTCCGGGTGCAGGCACAGCATCTTTCACAAAGTCAACCGCCTCCCCTTCGTTCTGCATCGTTCGCGTCACGGCACCATTCACAGGAACAGCATGGACATTGAACCTTTCATGTCCGGGCGGTGCAGCACCTCCATACACTCCATCAGCAACAGGAAGAAATACTTTCACGGCAACCTCGACAGCTTACGGAAATTCACTTAATGGCGGAACAGCTTTCACACGTTCGGTCATGTATGAAGGAAAAGAAGTAGAAACAGAGATCGAGATGACTTCTGTGGCACTAGGTGGGACATTTCCATTTACACAGAGTACTGTCACTCATTGGGTCGAAACAGGAAACCAATTCAGATGCGATATTAGCAGTGCCGGAGTCGCGACGATCTCAGACCATTCTCAAGTCATCGCGATCCGCCCAACGGTCGCCGGGGCCGAGCAATACCTCGACCCGACCGGATCTTATGACTCAACAGCTTACGGGCGCAACACCTACAACAACGGCGTGGACTTCTCAATAGCTATCAACATGGTCGTCACGCCACCGCTTGCGCTTTACACCTATCTCAAGGCAGCAGTGACCTCCGGATCTATCACTGGCGTCACTGGTCCGTTCTCAGCTCCGACGCTTCCAGCTAACACCTCAGGCGTCAAAATCATCCCGATCTCCTACTCGGACGGACTAGGCAACGTCACGCAATTTAGCGAAGGCGCGTTTCTATGGAAATAGTCTTGCCATCCTCAGAAATCATGGCAAGGGCAGATCAATGGCCGGAACGAACTTCGACACCCACGCAGGCGAGACTTTCACTGCGAGCTTCACATGCCTCAATTCTGCGGGAGCCGCAGTCAATCTGACCGGCTACACAGCACGCGCACAAGTGCGCACCACGCCGACATCACGCACCGTCCTGCTGAACTTAGCACCGACCATCCCGACGCCAGCGAACGGGATCATCCGGATCAACGTCGCAACGACAGGCATCACGGCAGGGATTTACTACTGGGACTTAGTCCTTGACCTGCCGAGCAGCGCAGGAACGATCTTCATCACCGGCGGAACGATCAAGTTCCGGGATCTTGTCACCCGCGTCTAATCATGAGCATCGCAATCGTCGAAGTGCAATCGAGTAGCGGAGCGGTCTCAACCGTTCAAGTCGAATCGAACGGTCAGCCGGTCGCAGTCGTCGAGGTCGGATCAACTGGCGACGGAATCTCAATCATTAATCTCAACCAAGGACCAACCGGCCCAGCCGGAGCTACGGGTGCTACGGGTGCTACGGGTGCTACTGGAGCAACTGGAGCAACTGGAGCATCTGGATCTTCGACAACCGCTTGGCATTATAGAGCCAAGACCACGATAACTACTGGCAATCCAACCGATGGTCATGTTATTTGGAACAATGCTACTCAGATCAGTGCAACTAGCATTAACGTGTCGCACAAGAATCAAGATGCTGACGACATTGAATTCTTCTTAGGATTCATTCAAGAAGGTCAGCAACTGTTCCTGCAAGATCGTGACATATCAGAAAATTTCCAATTATGGTTGATATCTGGAACACCAACATTGACTGGAGGCGGGACAGCTAACGCATATTTTACATTCCCAATAACTCTTGTCGATTCTGGAGGAATTGGAACGACTGGTTTTGCAAACAATCATCAGCTACTATTCGGAACGAGCCAGACCCTTCCGCTGCACGCACAGACTCACGCAATCGGTGGAAGTGACCCTCTTACTCCTGCTGATATTGGTGCAGCTCCGATTGAAGATCCTGTATTTACTGGACAGTTAAGCGTTACATCTCCATCTGGAGCTTTTAATGCTGTTACTGGAATCGCTCCTAGCGGCACTGGTATTCAAGGAAATAGCACTTCGGGAACTGGAGTGCGTGGAGACAGTGATTCTGGAGACGGAGTGTATGGATCAAGTGATACAGGAAATGGTGGTAATTTCCAAACAGGTTCTGGAGTAGCATGTAAGTTATATTCGTTTGAAGGCAGTTTTATGCAGTTCGATAGTGCTGACGAAGGCTTTGTCGGATCTATTAATTATGATGGTAGCATTTCTACAAACGGAGGTAGTGCAACCATCTCCACATCTGGCAACTTTGCACACATCTATACAAGCGGAAGTGACGCTGTTATTGAGACCCAAGGAACTAACGCCTACATCAGATCCCGCTCAACATTTAAACTTTTCAACGGCACTTATACAACCACGCTCTCCCACTCCCCGACAGCAAACCGAGCGATTGCATTTCCAAACAATGCAGGCACAGTCGCATTAACTTCTGACATCACTGGCACGAATAGCGGCACGAACACTGGCGACGAGACAGGCGCACGGATCGCCTCACTCATCACAGCCGCCACATCGAAGACAACACCAGTTGACGCAGACGAGATCCCGATCACCGACAGCGCAGCATCTTTCGGACTGAAGAAGGTCACATTCACTAATCTCAAGGCATTTCTCAAAACGTATTTCGATACGCTCTACGTCGCGCTCACAGGCGCACAGACCATCGCAGGGAATAAGACCTTCAGCGGTCAGACTGAACTCACAGGTCAGGCAGCTACGAACGACACAAGCGCGATGACTCGCGCTCTTGCTGATACTCGATATGGAGGTCAGCTTTATTACAGGATTCTTGCAAGCAGCGTATCTTACACGAATGATGCAACAGGTACCGTTATTTTATCTGTGGCTCTGCCGATAGGCACTTATTCGATAGATGCGTTTGTTAGATTCACGGCAAACTCAGCAAATTCAAAAGTCACCCCATCAATCCTTGAAGGAGCCGCTCCTGTAATAAGCGGGTATCGAGGACAATATGGCAACGGCTCATCACCATCGCGCATTGCAGGTGTTAATACTGCACCAGCTGGTGGTGGACCTTGGGGTGCGACAGCCAACGCTGATAACCACGAACGCGGTGGAATCTTAGTTGTCACAAGTGGAACTAATACCTATCAACTCACTGCGGCACAAAATACATCCTCAGCAACAACAACAACAGTCGGGCAGGGGTCTTATTTGATCATTCGCAAAATTGCTTAAAACATCATGTCACTCATCCAAAAATCACCAGCAGAGAAACTAGCCAACGAGATCGACGCGATCAATACCGAGGCGATCAGTTTCATCAAATCCATGATGTCGAACGCTTTCGCCAAGGCGAACACCGCTGGCGAGCAGCAAGCAATCATGGACGTGTTCGGCACGAACGCAGACAACGCTCTCACGGTCTATGCTACGTTCTACTCGGCAATCTCAGCACTAGGTCAAGCCGATGGACTCGCTTTGCCTGACTTCATCATGTTCCAGCCTCAACCAGACGGCACAGTCATCTTCGTCGCACCTCCAGAACCAGAACCCGCTCCAGAACCAGAACCAGAAATCGAATCATGAAAACAACAGCACTCGGAATCCTCACAGTTCTCGCCACCTTGGCGAATGTAGCCATCCAGCTCATCAACGGCGAATCTGCTGACCTTGTCGGCGCCTTCGCAGCAGTCACCGCAGGCATCGGTCTAATCAAAGCACGCGACGCAGGCAGATGAATCTCCAAGAGATCAAAGCACTGCAAGAGAAGATCGGCGCGACTCCAGACGGGTTCTGGGGCGCTCGGTCGATCGCTGCTTGTCAGGAGTATCTGAGAAAGCTCAGACCCGCGACAACCATCTGGCCATCGACAAGCCAAGTCGCCCTTCAGGGTTTCTACGGATCGCCCGGGGACGAGGAGCAACTCGTCAACATAGATGTCAGCAGCTACGGCGTGCGCTACGATGGCAAGCCGGTTAAGACGATCAGGTGCCATCACAAGGTCGCCGACTCACTCGAACGGATCATCTCCAAGCTCTCAGAGATCCCGCAGGGACGCTACGCGCTCAAGCAATATGCAGGAGTCTATAACGACCGACCGATGCGCGGTGGATCACTCCCATCGCTCCACGCCCGCGGAGCCGCGATCGACCTCGACCCATCGACCAACCGCAACCGCCAAGCATGGCCGGTCTCAGCCACTATGCCGATCGAGGTCATAGAGATCTTCGCCGCCGAGGGATGGAGCTGCGCTGGATCCGCATGGGGCCGCGACGCAATGCACTTTCAAGCCACAATCTAAATATGGAAACTCTTGCCACAGGCATCATCGAAATCCCTATCTCTTGGATCCTCTCTGGGTTCGGCGTTCTTTGCGCAACAGTCGGGACGCTCGCCACGACGTTCTACCAGTTCATGAAAAGCCGCCTCGAAGCGCAGGACAGGATTCTAGCCATGCAGGAGACGCAGATCGACTCGCTCAAGGCTGAAGTGCTACGATTGTCTCAAGGCTGCGGCATGGAGACTTGCCGATGGCACTTTGCACGCAGAACTAACGTTTGAGATCGACAACCAAGACACCGATGACCCTACCCAAACAAATCAAAATCGCGGGTCAGAACGTGAAGATCCGCGTCGGCAAACTTGAGAACGCTTACGGTCAATACGAACACGACTCAAAAACCATTTGGATCTCTGATCTAATAAAAAACGACAAGGCGAAAAAAGAGACTCTGCGCCACGAGATGATGGAAGCCTCCCTGCTTCTGTCAGGAGTCGGCTGGATGCAGAATTACGATCAGGAATCGGTGGTGCGGTGCATGGAAGAAATCTTCTTCCCAGCTTGGGATAAACTTAAAATCTAAAACATGAGCTTTAAGAAATTCATCGTCGCTGCCGACAATCACGGGAGCATGGTTCATCAGGAGTCATTGAAGATACTTCTCAAATTCAAAGCCGACTGGAAGCCGCATTACACGATCCACCTCGGCGACAACTTCGACTTCGCTCCACTTCGAGGAGGCGCCAGTCCAGATGAGAAGGCCGGTGGATTGTCGGAGGACTTCTCCGCTGGGATCGCTTTCCTCGATGCTTTTCAACCCAACTTCCTCACGCTAGGGAATCACGACGATCGGATCTGGCAGATGGCTCACACCACGACCAACGGCGTCTTGCGCGAGCATTGCCAAGGACTCGTCGAATCCGCGCAGCGACAGTTCACAAAGCGCAAGATCAAGTGGATTGCCTACAAGGTCGGAAACTACCTGCGCTTGCCAGAAGGCGGGCCGAAGTTCATTCATGGGTTCCACAGCGGAGTGAACCCGGCGAAGATGCACTTCGAGCGATACGGCCCGTGCGTGCATGGACACGTCCACACGCCGAACCAATACACCGGGCGTCACATCGACGGCGGAGAAGCGTTCTCGATCGGCTGCATCGGCGACATCGAGCAGATGGAATACGCTGACAGATACACAGCTAAACTCGGATGGCGGCAAGGTTTCGCTTACGGAATCATCAACACCAAAACAGGGGACACAAAAATATGGCATGTAACAAAAGAGGGCGAGGCTTGGATCTCGCCACAAGGAATCATCTGAGCGCGCTCGATGCTTATATCAAAGAGCAGGCAGCCGAATTACAACCGATCCAACCGGACGAGTTCACGATCTATGACTACATCGACAAGATGAAAGATCAGGGCATCAAGATCAGCATGACAGTTGCCAGCAGGAACATGAGAAATCTGACCGATGAGGGAGTCATTTCGAGAAGAAAATCGGTCAAAGATGGCAAGCAGTGCAATTTTTATCGGTTCCTCTGAAACTATTTTTCAGCCGCAATCCTTTATAGAATAAAGGATTCTGCATCTATTTACACGACATGCAAAAAAAGAGCTTTTCTTTTCCATAGGCAATGCCTAGTTTTCTCACATCGCCAACGCGACTTAACCAATAACAAAATTACCAATATGAAAAACTACGAGGCAATCGCCAAAACCAAGTCAGGAGACTACATCTCTATCGCCACCTGCGAAGCAAAATCCATTGAGGAAGCTCGCCGCATTCTTTCCATCTTTCTCTGGGCTACGTCCAGCGATGCACAAGTCCGCGAAGTGCCTGCCTAATCTCCCACCCTCCTCACTAACCAACCGACCAACATGAAACTGCAACTTCCAAAGGGTAAAATCACTATTCGCCATCGCCGCATGCGCAACGTCTATCAATGCTTTGCAGGCAACTTATATCTTCTCGGAGCATCCGCAGATTATTCTGACGAAGCTGCGCAAGAATTGGTGAATCAATACGACGTTCCAGAAGGAACGGTCGCGACAATCTACGGATGCAAGACTCCGACTGAAATCACAATCCCGATCTCCAACTAATCTCCCACCCTCCTCGCGTGTTTCCTTGGTCGGTTGACCGAGGAGGGCGCGGGGGTTTAACACCAATAACAACACCAACATCATGAACAACGACCAAAACATCCAGCTCGGCACAGACAAGTTTCTGCGCCTCCACATTGACGATCTGAGCAAACTCACCCTCAATGAAACGAAGTCACCCAACTACCGCCGCGATCCATCAATGGCAGCGGTCGTCATCTCAGCCGCATTGATCGGCTTTGCAATCGGAGTCATCGCGGCACATTTCCTCGGACTCCTCCCATAACTCTCCCCAAGTAACAACAAACCAAAACAAATAGAACAAATGAAACTAAGCGAAAAAAAGAACAGCAACTTCACCCCACATCCAGAAACCGACGGCCCGATCAAGGCCGTTCTTGTGGACATCACGGATTTGAAGAAACGAGTGACACAATACGGCGAGAAGGATGAGTTCCGGCTCGTCTTCGAGACTGAGGTCATGGACGAAGAGAACGACCGTCGATTCTGCATCTGGTCGCGTGGATACACGCCGAGCCTCAACGAGAAGGCAGCACTCCGCAAAGACCTCAAGAAATTGATGGGACGCGAACTCACAGCCGCAGAGCTTGGCGAGTTCGATCTCGAAGCTCTCATCGGTCACGGCGTCAAACTCATCATCCAGCACGAGACCAAGGACGACCGCACCTATGCGAACATCTCGTTCATGGCACCGGACAAAGACAAGGCACTGAAGCCGAGCGGCAAATACACCCGAATCCGCGACCGCGACGTCGAAGGTGGCGAAGGCAATTCAGAGGCGAAGGCCGAAGAGTCCGGCTGGGAGAAGGTCATGGTCCACATCGGCAAATACAAGGGCAAGCTCCTCGGCGAAGTTGACGAGGCAGGCGTGGCAACTCTCATCGAGAAGTGGCTGCCTAAAGCAAAAGCTGATGGCAAGGCAGAGGATGCACCGCTGGCCGCTGCACTGACTGAGCTGGCTGACATCCTCGGTGGCGACGACTATTAGAACCTAATAGAGCCTAATAGACTCACCTCATCCTGCGCGACGCGGGATGGGGTTTTCTGGGCAAAACTACTAACCAACTGACCAATGCCAACCATCGCCGAAATCATCGCCGCCAAGAAAGCAGCAGCCGCCTCACAACCGAAGCCATCACCGGCTCCACCGATGCCAACCGCTGACGATCTCGAACTCGAAGCAGCCATCGACCGCATCGACCCGCCGGGAAAGCGCCGAGCGGGGCTAGTCATCAGCTCCAAGACTCCACTGCCGAAGGCAGAGATCGCGGAGAAGGCAGCACACGCGGAAGAACGCAGCCTGGGCCAGACGAAAGGCGAGGCAATCCCGATGGTGCCGATCAACGCGGATCCAGAGGAGATAACATGGCACGCAGCACTCAACGCATTCGAGACAGAGCTTTGCTTGATGCGCGATCCCACGGATTCGGAAGTGGCTTGGCTGGCGGTCAAATCATACCGCGCCGGAATGCCACCTATCCTCATCCACCGGCTCCCGTGGACGCTCTGGGATCAACCGCACAAGCCGACCGACCGCGAGCCGTTCTGAGCATCCGCGAAGCGCTCGCCGAACGCGCTCACAAAGCCAGAGCGCGAGTCTGCCCACCGAACCACTGCCCGACCTGCTTCCACAAACACTACCGCGCTCTTCTAATTGACTGCTGCGCCTGCACTGGTCACATTGACCTCTCACCACCTAGACCATTCTCCAAACAATAAAACACTATGAAAATTAAATTAGAAACAACGCATTCCGAGCCAAAATATAGCAACTCAGTCGAGGTGAGTGTAAATCATGACGATCTCAATATCTACGAGATATGGGATGAAATTATTGTGCCTGCACTCCTAGCATTTGGATTTGGCGAATCAACAATCGAAAAACTCAACTGCTCCGCTTGCTCCGACCAATAAAACAAAATGAACACTACAAACGAAACAAACGAACTAATGCCGCTCATCCTCGCTGGGGATGGATACCAACTCACCATCTCAGCCGAGGCCGAAGCTCGCAAGGCATCAATCATTGAGAAGTCATCAGCGATCACAACCGTCTTCAGCAACGACGACAGCGCACGAGCGCAGCGCCACACCCGGTCACTCGCCGCAATGCGCATCGAGGTCGAGAAGAGCCGGAAGCTGGTCAAGGAGCCGGTCAACCGCATCGGCAAGATGATCGACGTGGCCGCCGCTGCCTTCATGATCGAGATCAATGCCGAGGAAGGACGCATCAAGCAACTCATCAACGCGCACGCCGAGGAAGTGATGCGGATAAAAGCCGAGAAGGAAGCCGCCGAGCGTGTTGCGTTCGAGGCAGCTAGAGCCGCCCGGGAAGCTGCTGAGGAAGGTGGGATCGCTGCCGTTCTCGCAGCTAAGAAGGCAACCGCTGAGAAGCTCGAAGCCTCAGCTGATCTCGCAGCGACCAGACTCGCCGAGGGCATCCGCTTCGCATGGGACTTCGAGGTCATCGACTTGCACAAGCTCGCAGAAAAGGAGCCAGCGCTGGTCAGGATCGAACCACGTCGAGCAGAGATCCTTGCCGAACTCAAGGACATGGAAGAACACGGCTATCAAGTCGAGGCACTCGCCGCAACCTTCGGCATCCGCGCATTCAAAAAACCAATCGTCAGCAGCCGATGAGAGAATCAACAATCGAGAAGGCCGTCTGTGCTTACGCCAAGCTCAAAGGATGCTTGATCGTCAAGCTCGCTGGACAGAACCAGCGCGGACAGCCGGACCGATTGTTCATCCGCTCCGGTCGGTGCTTGTTCGTCGAGTTCAAAGCTCCGGGCAAGCATCCGACCGCGCTGCAACTAAAATGGCTCTCTGACCTTCAATCTCAGGGCATGTCGGTCGCGTATTGCGACGACATTGATCGCGGCAAGCAACTTATCGACATCATCTTCTCATGAGCCAAAACTTCCAGCCGTTCGCCTACCAGCTCCCGATGATCGACCACCTGCTCGACAACGATCGGGCCGCGCTCTTCGTCTCACCCGGCAAGGGCAAGACCGTGGTCACTCTGACCGCGATCGACGCGCTGGCAACGGTCGGCAAGTTCAAGGCTGCGCTGATCGTCGCACCACTCCGCGTCTGCTCGATCACATGGCCAGCTCAGGTCGAGCGATGGGCGCACACCCGCTGGATGAGAGTCGCACACCTGCGGACCGCAGCAGGACTCAAGGCATGGCACGAGCAAGCCGCTGACATCTACCTCATCAACTCCGAGCTGCTACCGAGCCGCCTGCCGAAGATGTTCCCGAAGAGCAAGACCTTCGAGATCCCGGTGGACACGCTGGTCATTGACGAACTCAGCCTTGCTAAGAACCCAGCCTCCAAACGCTTCAAGGCTCTGCACAAGCACCTCGCCGCGATCGAGCGCCGCTGGGGTCTGACCGGAACACCGATCCCGAACAACTACCTTGACCTATTCATGCAGATCAAGATGCTCGACGATGGCAGCCGCCTCGGTCGCACGTTCACCGGCTACCGCGACGCCTATTTCTACCCGGCCGATTACATGGGCTACACCTACAAACTGGTCACAGGATCAAAGGAGGCGATCGACGCCAAGCTCTCAGACCTCGCTCTAGTCCTGATCGGCGAGGAGTCTGACCTGCCAGCATCCAGCGTGGTCGATGTCGCTGCGGTCATGCCTGCCGAAGCTCGCAAGCAATACAAGACTCTCGAAAAAGAGATGCTCGCCGAGATCGAGGATGGAGAGATCACCGCACCATCAGCTGGCGTGCTGGTCAATAAGCTCCTCCAGCTTACATCAGGAGCCGTCTATGATGAAGACCGCAACATCCTTCCAGTTCACACCGCTAAGATCTCCACGCTCAAGGCGATCATCGCTCGGCACAAGGGCGAGCCGATCCTCGTTCTTTGCGCGTTCAAGCACGAGAGTGCCCGGGTCATCGCCGCGGTCCGCGGATCCAAGATGTTCAACGAAGCTGACCTCGATGACTGGAAGGCAGGCAATATCCCAGTCTGGGTCGCCGATGCGCGATCACTCAGCCACGGGATCGACGGGCTGCAAGTCTCCTGCCGGATTGCAATCTGGGTCAGCCTCACCTACTCGCACGAAACCTACGTCCAAACCAACGCCCGACTCATTCGCACTGGACAAACGGCAGAGACTCTGATCTATCGTATCATCTGCTCAGGGACGGTGGATGACGCGGTCGCTGAAGCACTCCGCGATAAATCAGAAACTCAAAGCGGAATGCTCTTGGCTGTCCGCGCTCTCCAGCGCATGAATTAACTAATCTCCAAACGAAACACTATGACAATGACACAAAACAAACCGACCGCCATCGACTACTACTCATCAGCGACCTCGCCAAGCGCGATGGCGACCACCACGCTGGAAGATCTCATTGAGGCGATCCGCTCCGATGAGTTCTCCGCCAAGATTACCCGGCTCCGTAGCACGCTCGCAGCCGGTGACGACGACGGATATGCAGTCGCCAAGAAAGACCTGCAAGCGGTCAGCATCTCCGGCACTTGCGAAGGCCGCCGGGCGAAGGCGATCGAGGAGGGACGATTCATCCACTCTGGCTTCCTTCAACTTGACTTCGACGCCGCTGATAATGTCGGCTGGACGGTCGAGGAGATCGTCGAGATACTCCAAGCCGAGCCGCGCATCGTCGCAGCCTTCGTCTCTCCTTCTGGTGCCGGAGTTAAAGGCATTGCCCGAATTCCAGTATGCAAGACCAAGGAACAACACGTCGCTGCGTTCGTCGCAGCTCGCAATCACTTCCGCGCTCACAACCTGACAATGGACGAGGCATGCAAGGATCCAGTCCGCCTGATGTTCGTCTCGCACGATCCCGGCGCATGGATCGACCTGAACCGATCCTCGATGTTCGAGCCGGTCGAAGCTGCGGATCCAGAACTACCGAAGGCAGCGAAATCCGATAAGAAGTCAGGCATCAAGCTCAAGGTCGGCAAGACAGCATTTCCATCTCCACCTCGCGAGGGAATCCACACTTGGCTCATGGAGGCCGCTTGGTGGTGCCGGTTCGCCGAGCTGAGTGAGTCCGACGCAGTCGCCAAGCTCCAAGCCTACGACGGCACGCTCCGCCGCTCCTATCAACCCACCGAGGTCATCGACGCGGTCCGCACGGTCTATTCATCCGAGATGCCATCAGCAGACGATGACTGGCGCGACGCCGCTACCGTGGCCGCAGCCAGACGCGCACCATCGACCGCGCAGTCATTCGATCCAGAAGATCTATTCTACGACGGACCGGCGAACAAATATCTCGTCCGCGTCGGCAAGTCGTTCATGACCTACTCGAAGCTCTCCCCGGTCATCACCGGCGTCTCGCGCCACCTCAGCGATCAATACGACGAGCCGAAGGATCTTATGCAGGCAGTCCGAGAGAGCGTAAAAAACCGCGAACTCGACGGAGGAGTTCAATGGCACGGCAGCATTGCCGGACATGCTCAGGGACTTAGCAAGGACACGAACGACCTTCCGATCCTCATCACATCCGAGGCAAAGATCCCAGAACCGATGGCAGGCGACGCACCGACCATCTCCGAGATCGTCGGTGGAGCGTTCGCTGACCCGATGGCGACGACCGTCTTCATGAGCTGGCTCTCCGGCCGATATAAATCGGTGCGAGCGCATTGCCATATCCCATCTCCGATGCTCGTTCTCGCCGGTGAGATCAACTCAGGCAAGAGCCTCCTCGCTTGGATCGTTGCCCAGACCCTCGGCGGTCGCACAGCAAATCCCTACTCAGCATGGTCAGGCGGGATGCTCTGGAACGACGACCTCGTCGGATCAGAACTACTCCTCGTCGATGACTGCGTCGCCTCGACTGACATCCGCAACCGCAGAGCGTTCGGTGCATCGTTCAAGGAGTCGGTCTATCCTCACTCGGTGCAGCTCCGCAAACGCAACCACTCCTCAATCTCAGTCCGCCCAGTTTGGTGCGTGATGGTCTGCTGCAACTCCACACCGGAGTCCTTGCAGATCATCCCACCGCTCGACGCTGACCTCGCTGATAAGATCGCGCTCCTGCATGTCATCGGCGTCAAGCTCCCGATCGACACCTCGACACCCGATGGTAAAACGGCTCTGCAATCTCTCATCCGCTCCGAGCTGCCTGCATTCGCGCAGCAACTCATCGACTGGGTGACACCCGACGAAATCAAAGACAGCCGCTCAGGGGTTATTGCATGGCGCGATCCAGAACTCAGCGAGTCAGTTGACGCACACAGTCCGAGCAAGCGCCTCGAAGCACTCCTCGAAGCAGCGTTCGCTGATTACAGCATCTGGCACGATCTGCCACGCGACATGACCGCATCCGAGGTCGAGGCGCGACTTGTCGAACTCAACTCTCCAGTCCGCGAGCAGGCACGCCAACTATGCGGAACGTGGCACGGCGCCTGCGGATCGGCACTTGCCAAGCTCGCACGCAGCGGCAGTCAATACGTCTCACTCAGCGACCGCGCACCGGTCGGCAAGGCTCTCAGATACGCAATCAGCAGATAACACCAAACACGAAAAAAAAATGGATCTAGTCAATCAACCACCTCATTACAAGAGCCACCCCAGCGGCATCGAGTGCATCCGGATCACCGAGCATTTCAACTTCAACCGTGGCAACGCCATCAAATACATCTGGAGAGCCGGAGAAAAGAACAGCGAGATTCAAGACTTGAAGAAGGCCGCTTGGTATATCAACCGCGAAATCGAGCGGATGAAGACAACCAACCCGAACGAACTATGAACACAGAAACACCGAGAACGAATCAAGCAGTATTACAATCAGACGGACAATGGAGCTTTGTTTTGCGCGATTGCTCACAAGAACTAGAACGCGAACTAACCGCCGTCACCGAGCAGCGGGACAGGCTGGCTGAGGCAATGCGGAGCATTAAAAATGAGCTTGGAGTTCCGCAACCAGAATATCCAGCTCCCGTAGCAAATGCGGTAAAGATCGCAGACGAAGCACTCCAATCCCTAACCACGAACGAACCATGAGCGGACAATGCAGACACTGCGGACACGATGGATGCGTATGCGATAACGACCTACAAACCACACGAAACCACCCACTTATGACCGATAAACAAGACAACGATCATTTTCCTGAAGTCGGGAATATGATCGAGGAGTTCCGCTATGGAGTCGGCGAAGGCAGCCACATCGACCGGGTGCCACTCCCTGAGAAGGCGAGAAGTGAGGAATCAAACGACTGTTTGAGACAAGATGGCAGGGGTCTAGGGGTCAAGTTTCCTCCTTTAAAGTTTCGCCTCAATCTCCTTAATAGGGGTATTAGGGGTCTGTTTTATAGTTCTAAGTTTAAATAAAGTACATATATAAGAGAATTACCCAGACAGATAACCAACAAAAACTCACAAACTCAACAATTAACCCCTAGAACCCCTAGACCCCTCTCCTCTCTCGATTAACCACAAACAACAAAACACTATGCCAGAATCAGAAGACCTCACGCGCTACACAGCGCCACCAGACACCCCGCCCGAAGAGCCGACATACCTCCTCTCCCAGATCCTCCGACACGTCGAGAACTGGGCGCCGAATCCATACAACCACCACCACACCATCGACGAGATCCGCGACATCCTCAAAGAAGCCGCCGACAACCTCACCGACGAAGACCACGGAATAGACACAATATGAAAACAAAACTCAAACCAGAACCCACCGGCATCTACCACGCACAGAGCCGCCTGCAATGGCACGCGGTCGCGTTCGTGACAACTGGTGGCGAACCTTACATGGTCGCCGCACCAACTCGCCGAGGAGCGCTCAAGCACGCATCCAGACACACAGCCGCCACCGATCTTATCGTCGAGCGGATCAACATCACGAAAGGACCAAAACAATGATTAACCACATCCAGATCCTCCAACGCTTCAACGCATGGCGCAGGAGCGATGATGTCATTGAAAAGCCAACCTCGAAAGAGATCGGAGAGGCGCTCGACTGGCTCATCGAAAACTATGCAGCTATGAAAGCCGAACTCGCCGAGCTTCGCGCAGAATTAGACATTGCCAAAGCCGAGGAGAATAACTAAGATGCAAGCAATGATAGCAAAGCTAACAGCTAAATCATTCAGCTCCCGAGTTGCCAGCTACCCAGCGAAGCACATCGCCGCCGCGATCGGGTGCAGCCTGCCGACCGCCTATGACTGGCGATCAGGCAGGCGCACGCCTCCGAAGTGGCTGCACGAGCGATATGTCGAAGAAATCCGAAACTATCCACCAATCAAACCTTGAGCCATGGATGAAGACGAGGAACAAGAACAAGAGAGCGACGACAGTCTGCGCAAGATGCTCCGCAATTCTCAGATCGTCTCAGCCGCCTGCGACCGCTACTTCGCCCGAAAGGGAATGCGATGCTTCGACCTCAAGGGCAATCGGATCGACCCAGTGACCAAGAAACAAATCAACAAACCATGCAAGCCTACCTCGAAGGACTGAAAGCACTACTGCGCCGCAAAGCGTTCCCGGCATCGTTCAACTCTGCCGACTGGCAATCGGTCGGCCCAGCGATCCGGCAGCGTTCGTTCTTCTCAGCGAACGTCGAGTCGGCGAAGGTCTTGAACCGATTCAGAAACATGCTCCTCGACTGGCAGGCCGGTGCGACCGAGGATGTCGTCAGTCCATCAGGCATCCCGAGCAGAGCCTACAAGGTCAGCGGTCTCGCCGACTTCCGCGAGAAAGCCGGTCAACTGCTCATCAGCGAAGGACTGGCCGAGCCGTCTGACTTCAAGGATAACCGGATCCAGAACATCGCCTCGATGTCCCGGCTAAAGCTCATCTTCAACACGAACACCCAGCAGGCTCAGGAGTTCGCTGCCTACGAGATGCGCGTGACCGATCCGGTGCGGATCAACATGTTCCCAGCCGCTCGGTTCGTCCGCAGTCCCGGGGCGATCGAGCCGCGACTCCGCCACGTCGAAGCTCAGGGACAAGTCCGACGCTACAACGACTTCATCTTCTGGCTCAGGCAGAATGCAGCCGACATCGGAGGGTTTCAAGTGCCTTGGGGACCGTGGGGATTTAACTCATTCATGACAACGGATCCAGTCAGCCGAGCCGAGGCCGAGCAACTTGGACTTGTCCGCAAGGGCGAGATAGTCGAACCGCTCGACCTCACTCCATGGGGCATCTCACCGAAGACCCGCTTCAACGCAGGCGTCGAGGCGACCGTCGATGAAGTCACGCCTGAGATCCGCAAGCAGGCGATCGACACGATCACCGCGCGCCTCGGTCCGGGTGCGCTCTCACCAGATGGCAAGCTCACGCTTGAAACATTCCGCAGACTCCGCAGCCAGAAATAACATGCAAAAAGGACTAGAATCAACCCCGACGGTCAAGGACGTCCACAGCCCAGCCGGTCAACCCTTCCACGCTCCGCGATCGTTTGCCGACATGCCTGACTGTCCGTTCTGCCGATACGGAACGCCGGTGGAGTTCAGCGACAGATGGGTCTGCATTGACTGCGGAGCCAAGATGACCAAGGATCAAATCAGATATTTTTCCCCGATATGAAAATTGAAACACTACAAACGACAACCCTCATTCCCTACGCACGGAACACGAGGACACACTCAGAGGCACAAGTCGCACAGATCGCCGGGTCGATCCGCGAGTTCGGATTCACCAACCCGATCCTGATCGACGCCGAGAACGGGATCATCGCCGGTCACGGTCGAGTCATGGCCGCGCAGAAGCTCGGACTCGACAAGGTGCCATGCATCCGCCTCGGCCACCTGACCGACACGCAGCGACGCGCCTACATCATCGCCGACAACAAGCTCGCGCTGAACGCAGGCTGGGATGAGGAGATGCTGGGGCTGGAGTTGTCGGACTTACGGGAGGCAGACTTCGATCTCGGGCTGCTAGGATTCGATGAGGCAGAGCTTGGAGAACTAATGGCTGATCCAGCAGAAGAAGCAGCAAAGGGAAGCGAAGTCGGAGCTGGCTCACTATCGGCTAAGTTCGGCATCCCTCCGTTCTCGGTGCTGAACGCACGCGAGGGCTGGTGGCAAGACAGAAAGCGAGCGTGGCTCGCGATAGGCATCCGCTCCGAGCTAGGACGCGGCGAGGGCTCCCACCATGCAGCGCCCGGCGGCTCGGTGATGGTATCGGGATATTCTAAGGACGGACAAAGGCTCATAGGACTCAAAAACATAAACAAATGAAAGGTAAAGCACGATGCTTCGGACAGGATCTAATGAAAAAAGAACACATAGTGGGGGGGGAAGAGCATGAGTAAGGTATCGACACGACCCGGCGGAGGCGGCAAGAAGGTCAAGGCAAAAGCCGAGCAACACGTCGGAGGTGTTTTGATGACCTCGGACAGTGGCAACGACCCAGCATACTACTTCAAGAAGCAGGCGGCAGAGAAAAAGCTAGGCCGCGAGTTGACGACTGAGGAGTTTCAGCGCGATTACTATGAAGGTCCGGACAGCTACACCAGCGGCACCTCGATCTTCGATCCTGTCCTTTGCGAGCTTGCCTATCGCTGGTTCAGCCCGGCAGGTGGCGTCGTGCTTGACCCATTCGCCGGTGGCAGCGTGCGCGGGATCGTTGCCAGCCATTGTGGTCGGCAATACATCGGCATGGACTTACGAGCCGAGCAGATCGAGGCGAACAGAGCGCAAGCAGACGTCGCCCGCGATCCGCAGCCGGTCTGGCATTGCGGCGACAGCTTAACAATCGACAAGGTATGCGCCGATGTCGACGCGGATTTTATTTTCTCCTGCCCTCCATACGCCGATTTAGAGGTCTACTCGGATGACCCTGCCGACCTCTCGACAATGAGCTATGAGGACTTTCGCGCCGTCTACTTCGAGATCATCGCCAAGGCGTGCAGCCGCTTGAAAGAGGATCGCTTCGCCTGTTTTGTGGTCGGCGACGTCCGTGATAAAAAAGGCAACTACTACAACTTCGTTGGCGACACGGTCGAGGCTTTCCGCGCTGCCGGGCTGCACTTCTACAACGAGGCAATTCTTGTTACTTGCGTCGGCTCACTGCCGATCCGCGCTGGCAAGCAGTTCTCCAGCGGTCGCAAGCTCGGCAAGACGCACCAGAACGTCCTAGTGTTCGTCAAGGGCGACGGCAAGAAGGCGACCGCAGCCTGCGGAGAATGCGACTTTGGCGAGATCAGCGCAGAGGGTAGCGACGACGCAGAGCATCTTTCCCAGCCTCAATCAAGCTCTCTGGATCTCTCTTGATCTGGCGATAGAAATCAGGGTTATGAATCGCATCTTTGGCACGCAGAATGGAGTCTCGCTCGGAGCCGAGGTCTGGAAACTTGGCAGCAAACTTAATCGCAGCGAGCCAATCGCCTGCCTCGATCATAACCATCAGTTGAGAGAGTTTTGTAACCATGTATTGACGAATAGGATAACAAAACCGAACTGCAAGAAATAAAACCATGAGCGCGAAGAAGTCACCAGCGAATAAGAAGGCAGTCGGTCGTCCGCAATACGAGCCGACTGAGTATTGGAGGAAGCAGGTCGAGCTTCTCTCTGGCATCGGCGTGCCGCTGGAGCAGATATGCACGCTGGCTGGGATCGACCGCAAGACGCTCTCGAAGCACTACCGGGCGGAGATCGACATGGGACACGCCAAGGCGAACAGCCGGATGGCGAAGCGTCTCTTCGACATAGCCAACAGCGACGGCAAGGATTCGCTCACCGCCTGCATCTTCTGGCTCAAGTGCCGGGCTGGATGGAAGCCACCGGCTGAGGTCGAGGTCAACATCGACAACTCGCAGAAGGCGGTCGTCGTCAATCTGCCAGCCGATCAGGAGGACGCGCTCAAGCGGGTCATCGAGGACGCAAGAGAACGAGTCAAACGGATACCATGACACCCACCGAGTTCTGCGTCAAACGACTAGGCATCGTGCCGTATCTCTGGCAGATCGAGAGCCTTGAGTCGGTCGCGATGAAGCAGCCGACTAGCGTCGTCGCAGCGAACGGCAGCGGCAAGACTGACCGGCTAGTGGCACCGCTCATCCTCTGGCACCTCGACCAATATCCGAAGGGCAAGGTTGTCTTCACATCTGGATCCTTCCGGCAGCTATCGAACCAGCTCTGGCCTGCGATCCGAAAGCACCGCGACAAGTTCCCGAACTGGAACTTCATGGCCGAGGAGCTGAGAACACCCGAAGGAGGATTCGCTCTCGGCTTCTCGACCGACGACGCAGGCAAGGCAGAAGGCTGGCACGGCGAGCCAGATGCTCCGCTCATGATTATCGTGGACGAGGCGAAGACCGTTCCTGACCAGATCTTCGAAGCGTTCGATCGCTGCACTCGCGAGTTCCAGCTATGGGTCAGCTCACCCGGTGCGCCTCGCGGTCAGTTCTTCGACAGCCATCACAAGGATGCTCCACTCTACTGGACGAGGCGCGTTCCGTCGATCGAATGTCCGCACATCCCGGAGGAGCGCCGGGATCTCGACCGCAAGCGCTATGGCGAGGATCATCCGCTCTACCGATCGAAGCATCTCGCCGAGTTCACCGCGGACGACGAGTTCATGGTTCTCTCCCCAGCTAGGCTCACCGCGGCACTCGACAACCAGCCTAAGAAAGACGAGTCAGGCGAGGTCGTGGCGTTCTGCGACTTCGCAGCCGGTCGAGATGAGGACGTGCTGGCGATCCGCAAAGGCAACTCGGCGAAGATCGTCAAGGCATGGCAGGAACGTGACACGGTCCAAGCGGCTCGACAGTTCATCAGACTCTTCGAGGAACACGGACTAAAGCCGGGTCAGATCTTCGGCGATGCTGATGGCCTCGGCACTGGGTTCGTCTGCCAGATGGCGGAGGAAGGCTGGCACATCAACCGGTTCCACGGCGGACAGGCAGCGAAGGACTCTGACGAATATGCGAACCTAATCGGCGAGGTCTGGCACACAG